CTAATTATACCATAAACTCAGAAAGTCGTGTTCGGGTATCCTCCCAGTTTTTTACATGATGCGGATAACCGCCCATGTCTTTTAGTGCTTTCGCTAAAGGATAATCATTCTGACCTTCTAACATCATGTCACCAAAGAAATATATCTCATCTTCTGAATTGAAATCTGTAAGTATTTGACTCTTATCACTATCAGATATATCAAGGCCAGTTTCACCACCTATCTGAATATTCAGATCAGGAAACTCACTTTTAATTCTATCTGACATTAATATTCTTTCAGTAGTATTGATATCCCACTTCACATACTCTTTTCTATGTTTCATACTATCCTCACCTCTTCCAAGAACACTAAAGTTTATCCCACCAGGTCTGTGTTCAATATGATTACCTGTCTTGTGTGGGAACGTGCTGTAGTCTAATTCATCACTAAGAAAGTTAATTAACTTACGAGATGGTTTCCAGTCAGATTTATAAACGTTATGGTCTCTCTCATATACATCTGCACCAGAACAGTTGTATACCCTCTGAGATCGATTGTAGATATCGAGGCCTACCTGTTCTATTGTCTTTGCTCTATCACTACCAGTAACAAGGTATACGTCATACTTGCAACAGAATTTAATCATGTATGCCTCAAATGACAAATCAATTTGTTGACGACTATCTGTTAGAGTGCCGTCAACATCAAAGATGAATTTTTTCACTTACTCAGATTCTGTGGTTTTGTTTTTCTTTCCGATGTTATACTTTTGTTCTAGAATCCAGTCTCCCTTATCTTTGTAGGAGAGAACTTTGATTTGATTCAATGGTGCGATGTCTGTAATTGATCCCTCTTGAACAATAGTAATCAATCCCCAGTCTGCAAGAAGACGAGTGATACGATTTCTACGTTGAACATCGTTTATAGTAAGGTTAGCATGTTTTCCATCAAGTGCAAACAGCTCCTTGAAGTGCACAATAAAATACTTACCTTGCTTATGTAATATGTGGCAACTTTGATATAACTTCTTTTCTTTTCTGGATGCTACTCCAATTCTTGTGAGTGTTTCTCTAACCTTTAAAAAATCATCTGGTTCATTTAAGACTACCTCTAGCATCTGATCTTGAGACCAATCTACAGTAGGTTCAACCGTCATAGTCATTTCGTTCCTCCAATGTCAAGTCGTTGTTTAATAAAATTAATTTGTTCAGGGGTTAATATCTTCAAAGCATTAGATGCTTTTTCGTTACTATATCCATAGTATTGTTTGACGATTTCAAGATCCGTGACTTTATCCTTACGGAGCCAGGGAGAAAATCTTCTCTTTTTCCTAAGTGTATTTAGATAAAATGAATATTGGAGGTCTTTATCTAAGTTAGGAAACTTATTCATCTCGTTGGCAAACATAATACAATCAAGGTGGCCAGATAGACAACGATTGACAATGTATGGAGGATACTTACTGATAATATCAGGATCTTCTTCTATCAGGTTCTGCTTCGTAAAATTGATAGAGTTTAACCAATCTTTGAGTTCAGTCATTTGTTTGCATCTCTAATTTTTGTTGTTCTAATCTTTTTTCTTGACTTTTTTCATACTTACTTTTGAAGCAAGGTTCTTGACATATGGGTCTAGGCCATGGATTCAGTGCTAGTGATATTCTATCACCAATATAGTTTTCTTCTACATTGTGTCTTATTCCAGGCCCAAAAACAATCAGTCTATTTGTTTTGGGTGTAAATTTTCTACCATCCTCAAACTCCAATTTACCACCTTTTAAATCTTCGTCAACATAAGGATAATATACCATAGAACAGAGAGGATAAGAAGTTTTATTTTGTGTTAGATTCATTCTATCATCTTGATCACAATGCCATCCCGCAGGGCGAGTATTGATGCGAATCCATGTTTCATATCCAATGGCAGAAGATATATCAATATACTCACCACCTATTTCCAATAATCTCATACATTCTTTTTTACATGGATGATCCTGATCCATATCAAACCAATAGATATCAAGATCATCTATAGGAGGAGCCCATTTACCATCATGCTCTACAGCACTTCTACATACAGCAACATTAGCATCTCTGTCTAAAGCATCATCAATAACATGAACATCAAATTTTTTCATTTGTTTATGGTGTATGATGGAGGAATATGGTGATCATTCCAATGTCTAATATTACCACCTACGATAAAACAGTTTGTGATAATGAGTTGTAAAAATATGAAGGTTCTGATCATGGCAACGAAGTCTGCTTCTCTATCATCTTTTCCAGATTTGTCTCCTAATGCCTTTGCCCAGATTCTCCAAATTTTTTTCATGTAAGTAATTCGATTCGCTTATCAATGTAGGCTTTTGCCTTCTTTAAGTCGGTCAACTCATCTTCTTTGTGACCCGCACGACACACATATTTTATCACATTGCCTGAGAAAAAGTCTAGCTCTTGATCAGCAATGAAATCCCATACCTGTATCTTACCTCTTTGATAATGCTTTGGTGAAATCTTATTCATCTTATAATTTGTATGTTGTCATCTTGAGACCAGAGTTCGACCTTATCTCTGAATCTACCATCTCTTTTCAGAGTTTCATATCTCTTAGTTGCTTTTCGCTTCCACCAAGAGATGATGTTATCCAAATAGAATTTATCCCAGTTCTGACCACGAACTAATTTATCTTGATCGCCACGGATAACTTCACGAACATTACCATAACCATAGTCAGATATATAAAATCTTTTCTTTTGTGTAAGACCAAATGCCATTTCAATTACAGAATTAAAGTGTTGTAGTTTATCTTGATCTTTCAATGACTTCTTAATACTTGCGATCATTTTAGCTTGCCTCTTCATTTTCTTAGATGATGCCTTGTTATCTGTCAAAGGTGTATTGTTATTAAGCAAAGTAAAATGATCATGTAGTTTATGAAAAACTCTGTCATGTAGTAAAGGTAAAAACTTACTCTCTGTTAATCCTTTGTATCTAAAGAATGGTTTTAATCCATCATACTGTGATGCTGATGTAGTAGAACCATATAGAGATGTGGTCTCAAACAATGCAATGTCTTTCTCAAATACTTTATTGAGTGTTTCTCTTGCAAAGTGCGATACACAAAGAAGTGCAAGTAACTTACCACCAAGAAAATTATAACCAAAAGGTTGTGAAGGAACAATCACAAATCCCATGGCTGTATGACGATTCAGTAAAGAAAGATTTGCAGGTTGACCCAACCATAAGTTTCTTGGTTTGGAGTTGATAGTAGGAGATCCAAAACGTATGAATCCTATAATCTTCTGCGTTCTCTTTTCATATACCATCCAACGTAATTCTCTACCAGGTATATTACTTTCATTATTATGTGATGAAACTGCTGCTAGTAAATTCTTATAGTGATCTTGAGGTAATGAATTTGGAAAACGATCTCCTATAAATCGAATCTCAAACTCCATCTCCTCTGGTGATATATCTTCATTAAAAAACTCATCCTCATGAGACATCAGAGGATTTGTTTTAGGAACAAGTTCCCTCTTAACAAAACGAAGATAATCTTCTATAGAAGTAAAGTTGCCAAAGTAATTAATAAATTCATCAGCAGCCCATGTAGCATCTGCTTCACTAATAATCATTCTACAATAGTCATTCCATAGTCATCAGGTGTGGGAATAGGCATGTAATATCCACCACCAGTTCTAGGTCTATCAGGGATTAAAGCTTCAATCGCTGTGTCAAACCATCTGTCTAATGATTTTGCCATTTGTCTGTATCCAGATCCAACATAAAATTGACCTGATACTACAGTCACTGTAGCAGCACCCCAAAACCAATAATAAAATCTTGATTTCATTTGTGCTCTAATTTTTTCACGTTTTCTCATAAATTTGTTAGTCATCATGATCCTCCCATGGATCTACTAGATCTTTGTTAGCAAAGAATCCTTTGTATACACCATACCCTGCTAAGAGTATAGTAATTACTGCTATTGATATACCAAATGTATAATCTGGATTAAATGTAAAGTGTGGTATGAGTGTTTCATTACACTTTGCAATTTTATCTGGATCACTCCATGTACCAGGTAAAGTGTATATTGGTGGGCAAGCAGAAAAAATCATTTAAAATTCTCCATAAGAATAAGAGCAACCATAACTCCAGAACCTAGGCCTGATAATAGCAGAAAAATGCCAATAAATCCAAATATATTCATTTGAATTGACATTCCACCATGATTTCAGTTAGTGCTGCTAATAGATTTATCTCCTGATCGGCTACAAATGCTATTTGATATTGGTATTTCGCAATAATTAAAACAGCAGCAGGTATACTATTAGGAACTAGTGTTTCATATAGACTATCATATAATCTACGAAGTAGCACAGAACTGTCATTATCTAAATTATCAACAACCCATTTACGAAC